GTTAAAGATGTAAGTATAAAGAAGTGCTTATTTACTGTGTATTTTGTGTGTGGTAATTTCAATTCGTCAAAAATCGTCAAAAAAATTAATTAAAAATATTAGCAACTGCATTTGATGCTGCTGCTTTCATTTCATCGTTATAATGCACATACGTTTTCATAACCATTTGTGGTGTATCACCAAGTAGTGATGATACTGTTTTTACATCTAAGCCATTAGCTAATAGCTTTGTAGCATAGGTATGTCTAAGGTTATGTGCAGAAAGGTTATCTCCAATGCGTTTTAAATATGTGTTGATTTGCCATTTAACACCATTCTTTTTATATGGGTTTAAAACTAAACCATATTCAAATTCTAATTCATGTGATTTGTACTCTATAAGTATATTCTCCAGTATAGGCGGAATTGGCAAAATTCGCACCGAATTGGCGGTTTTAGTTTTCTCAAAGGTGATAACACCTTTACGGAAAGAAAGTTGCTTATTGATGTGAATTTGGCGATTTTCTAGGAATATATCATTCCAAGTTAGTCCGTACACCTCACTAAACCTCATGCCAGTATATCGTGCTATTTGTAAAAAGTAATATGCTTGTGGATATTTTTCCCTCATGTACTTGGCGAATTGGTTTAAATCATCATCCGATATTGTGTGGATCATACTTTTTCGTTCCACACGTGGTAATCTAACACCAGTACATGGGTTATCACTAATTATCTTGTATGGGTTGATAGCTATATAGAATATCCTTTCCACTACCTTATAATACGAATTGATAGTAGTGGGTGAGTTAGCCATTTTATTTACCGCATTTTGAATGTGTAACGGCTTAACATCTGACAACTTCATATCGTGGATAGACTTGAAAGCACACACCGCATGGCGATACATAACTAATGTATTGTGCGTAACGTGTGCCTTTTTTATTTCAAGGAACATATCCGCAAATTCCTTGAAAGATAAATCTTTCAATGTTGTGTCTTTGGTAAGTAGTGCGGTTTTGTCTAACTCTTTAACTATAACGTGTCCGTATTCCTTAGCCTCACGTTTAGTTTTAAAGCCTTGCTTAGACTTTTGTTTCCATTTATAGCCGTCTTTGTAGGCTACAATGATTTGAAAGCCTTTGTCTTTTTTCCTTATTGTAAAGTTGTATTGCATAATGTACCTCACAATATATGCGTGTAGAAGTTGATACCCTCAAACTCTATTTCCCTTGCGTGTGCCATGCGTTCTAATAAATCAATATTAGCGTGGCTGAACATATCATCATTTAATATATGACCTATCTCATGTAATATACCCTTGCGTTGTACATCACTAGGTTTATCACTATTAACGAGAATGGTGTATGTACCATCATCGTTTAGTTTTAATACTGCATTTTGAGATGGTCTTAACTTAGTGTAAATCAAAACTATATTCATAATACTTAACCCCCTTATGGGAGTATTGTATCTCATTGTATGTGTATAAATTTTCGCATTATTTATTTGTGATTGAATGTAATATCCAAGCTAATACAGATGTTATCCATATTGACATAGATGAAACTATTCCGATACTTAACACAAAATTAGGTTTGTAATTAATAAATAATATATTTAGTAGAATTGAAATGATTAACCATGGAGCAAAAACTTCATAAGATTTATCTCGTTTAGAATAAAATGATACAAAAAATATAGTGGCTAAGATACCTACAACACCTGCAACAGTAGGATAACCAAAGAAATAAGCAACTATAGATATAACAGAGAATAGTAGTTCCATATTATTTGCCCTCACGTTTCTTTAACATTTCAATAGTGTTGATTACAAAATCAATATCATCCTTGGACATATCCTTACTTGCATCAAAGAGTAATTTAAGGTTTGGGTTATCTTTTACTGCTTGTGCGTATTCTGACACCTTTTGATCATTGTAATAATGTAAACCCATTAAATCTTCTGGTGTTGTATTTAAAGCCTCAGCGAATGCAAATATTTTTGATTGAGCCAAATCAATTTTACCGCTTTCAATTTTAGCGATACTGGTTCTATCTTTATAACCAACTTTTCTTGCTAACTCATCTTGCGACATTTTCAAGTTTTCTCTTAATGTTTTTATATTGTCATATAGTGTCATATCAAATCACCTCTTAACGCTATTATCCATTATGATTTTAAATGTAACGTGAAAAAAAATCAACTTTTTTAGGAAAAAGTGTTGACACATATTCACCATGATGTTATATTATGAGTGTGAATTAAATTCACACATAACAAAATACGAAAGGGGGTGTAGAATGGACACACTCAAAGAAATTATTAATGCTAAAGGTTTTAAGTTAAACTTTGTGGCTAGTGAGTTAAACATCACTAGAAAGGCTTTGTATAAGAAGCTACGGGGTGATAGCGAATTTAAAGCTAGTGAAATTGCACGTTTGGTTGATATGTTAAGATTGACCAGTAAAGAAACAAAGAATATTTTTTTTAAATAATATAGTGAATTAAATTCACACATAGAGGTGATTAGATGCTAGTACGAAATCAAACGGATCTAAAACTAGCCAACAAACGATATGGACAAACATCCACAAGATTTGGATGGGCTGGACATAACGATGAGTACGCACAATACTGGCGAAAACTCATCAAGGCTAAATGGTCTGAACGCCATCAATCAAGATGGAACAAGAAAGTTATCCTATCTTGGGTAAAGCTAGCTAGAACTGCTGACCGCCACGCAAGGAACGAAATGAAATGGAAAGCCTAGTATATACAGCTAGCCAAGTAGCAGAACTATTTCAAATTTCAATAACTGCAGTATATGACCTAAGGAATAAAGGCAAGCTAAAACAACTACCGAATGTAAGCGGTGTGAGGTTTAGTAAAAAAGAGGTCGAAGCACTAGCAGGAATTGAAAGTGAATACTCGGCTATTGGTTACAGAAAGTTAAAAAACGAGGTAGAACGATTAGAAAAAGAAAACAAAAGGTTAAAGAGTGAAATTAAAAAAATCACCAGCCATATGCTAGTGATCGTAGGAGAAGATTTAAATGATTAAGTTGTGTTACGCACTACGAACAATAACAGGGTTACTTGCTATTGGTGCGGTAGGGAGTATAGAACTAGACCAAATAGGCTTATGGACTGGTTTTTTACAAATGATGTTAGGTATAACCACATGGCTATTAACCAGCTATTGGCTAGATGAATGTAAGATTTATGAAAATAAAAAAGTCCGCTAGTGAAAAGTGAGAAGTTTTAGCGGACTTTGTGTAGAGATATTGGAAAATACTCTACTTGTATTTTAACACAAGGAGAAATAAATGGAAACAGTTGATGTGATTGTACAACCAGCTATCGAGCCACAAGTAATTGATAGCAATTTAACTTTAACTTGGAATAACGCAGAACTTGCGAAGTACCTTGAAGAGAAACTAGAAAAATATAATGGGTTAGTTGTTACCGAAGATAACCTAAAAGAAATGAAATCTGTATTGAAAGAGATTGTTTCTATCCGTACTAAGCTAACACGTTTTGGTGCTGATAAAAAACGTGAGTTAAAAATTCCATACAATACATTTACCGCAGAGTTAGAACAAGTGCTTGCAGTTGTAAGCCGAGTTGAAAACCCTATCGCAAATCAAATCGGCGAATTTGAGCAACAAGAAATGTTAAAACGTAAAGAAACTGTATTAAAGATGATTGAAGATAAAGCGCAATCATTAGGCATTAGGGAAGAATATAAAAACAGAGTTATGCCAAACCCTAAATGGTGGGAAAACAAAACCGCTAAAATGTCCGATGTAGCACTATCTATTGAAGAAATGTTGAAAGGTGTATTAGAGCAACAACAAAATGATGATGATCTAAAACGTATGCAAGCTGAAAAAATCGAAATGATTAAGATGAAAATTGACTTATTCAATCAAAACTACGCATTAGATACACCAATTCAGTACGAAGAAATTCAACATTGTGTAAATAATGTTCCATTTAGTGAACTTGATGGTGTTATTGCTGCAGAGTTTGAAAAGCGTTTAGAGATTGAACTTAAAGCAAAAGCACCACAAGAACCAGTAGAGGCTACTGTAGAACAAGATGAAACATTAGAACCTACACAAGTTTTTGAGGAAGTGGCAACAGTAACATACGTTGTTAAAAATATTAACGCAAGACAACAAAAAGCAATCAATGATTTGTTGATTAAATTAGGTGTGGAGTGGAGTGAGATTTAATGAATAAAAGCGAAACAATAACAGAGATAGCAAAGGCACTATCTAAATTTCAATCGGAAGTATCTGACCCTGAACGAACAAAAGAAAATGCTTTTTTAAAAGCTAAATATGTAACACTTGATAGTTTATTGCAAACAGTAAGACCAGTACTTTCAGAAAATGGCTTATCGTTCTTACAAGTACCATCAACATCGAAAGATGAAGTAACTGTTGTTACTGTTCTGTTGCACACCAGCGGTGAGTGGTTTGAAAGCGACCCATTCACATTACCATTAATGAAAAAAGACCCTCAAGGTGTAGGTAGCGTTGTTACATACGCAAGAAGATATTCCTTATCCTCTATTCTTGGTGTGGCTTGGGATGAAGATGATGATGCACAAAGCAACAATGAAACCGAATTAACAAAACAAGTACTACATGAAGTAACAGAACTTGTAAAAGTAAAAGGTATTCCGAATGAAACAGTAGCATCTTATATCAAAACAACTTTCAATAAATCATCTTCAAAATTGTTAGACCTAACAGAGTTAAAACAAGTTAAATCTTGGTTGATGTCATTATGAAGTGGACAACAAGTAATATTGAAACACTCCGTAGTCCGCTAGGTGTAATGGTAGTAATACCAGCACCACATGACAATGATCTAGCGAAATTAGATAAAGAAAAAGAATACGTGATTGAAATCAAAAAGAAATCAAAATCACGTAGCATGAACGCTAATGCATATTGCTGGGTTCTATGTCAAAAGATAGCGGAAGAGTTAAGTAAGACTGGGTACACATCAAAAGAAGATGTGTATAGAAAGGCAATCAAAGATTGTGGACACTTTAGTTACGTACCAGTACGTGAAGATGCCATAGAACGCTACATCCAAATATGGCAGGCACATGGTATCGGTTGGTTAGCAGAAGATGCTGGCGAATGTCAGAGCATCAAAGGCTACCACAACATCATGTGTTACCACGGCAGCAGCGTGTACAACACAAAAGAAATGAGCCGATTAATAGAGTGTTTAGTTGATGAATGCGAACAACTAGGTATTAAGTTAGAACCTAGTGAATACATTCAATCACTCATAGAGGGGTGGGATAGTGAACAAACGAAAAAGGAATGACGATAAACTTTACAAAATAACAAGACCACAAGCTATCGAACGAGATAGTATAGATGGCTATCCGTGTTGTGTGATATGCGAAGCACCTGCTAGTGAGGTACATCACATATTGCCTAGAGGTAGAGGTGGAACAAGCCAATTAAATAACCTAGCGTGTTTATGTAGATATTGCCATGAGAATTTAGCACATGGAGTGTTTGCTAAAGAAACAAAAAAGAAGTTAGAAGCGATCATTAAAGAAAGGACGAAAAGATATGAAGCGAATTGATGTAGTTGAATTATATGTAATCAAACGTATTGAATTGTTAGAACGAGCAAATGGCGAATATCAAATTAATAAAAAAGAAATTGCTGAATTAAAAGAAGTGTTAGATGTAATCAATCGTGTTAATTTTGACAAACAAGTACGAGATGATGACGAACTAGAGCTTTTATCAAATACGCTAGATAAGATTGATAAATGCTTATCTAAAGTGAATGAAGATTAGCTTATGAGCGAACCGAAGAGATACTTTTGGTTGAAGTTGCATAAAGACTTTTTCCAAAGAAAAGAAATTAAACGATTACGAAAGATTGCAGGTGGTGATACCTATACAATTATCTATCTCAAAATGTTACTACGTTCAATCATGAGTGATGGAAAACTTTACTTTGATGGACTTGAAGATGATTTTGCATCAGAACTCGCATTAGATCTTGATGAAAAAGAAGAGAATGTACAAATAACAATACAGTACTTACTCAAAAGCGGACTACTTGAAATGTGTTCTGATGAGGAATATTACTTGCCTGATACAAAAGATAGTACAGGGTGTGAAACCGCAGTCGCTAGTAGGGTTCGTAAGCATCGAGAAAGAAAAAAAGCGTTACAATGTAACGCTGATGTAACGCAAGCGAAACAATTGTGTAACGGAGAGATAGAGAAAGAGTTAGAGATAGAGAAAGAGTTAGAGATAGAGATAGATAGTAGTGCAAAAAGCACTACAACAAAACGCAAGCGTTTTGAAAAACCTACTCTATCTGAAATCGAACAGTACTGCATTGAAAGAAACAACAATGTAAACGCTGAACATTTCTTTGACTATTACGAAAGTAATGGTTGGAAAGTTGGTAAAAACTCCATGAAAGACTGGAAAGCAGCAGTCAGAACATGGGAACGTAGCGAATACAGAAATGTAAAAGTGAGTAAGAAACAACAAGCCATTGATGTTGTTAATGATTTAATGCAAGAGTTTGGGGGTGCAAATGAACAATCAGCAACAGATAGTGAAAGCACTATCGATGTTACAGCTAGCGTACAGTACTGATATGCCAAAGGAACGCATGAAGTTATATGTTTATAAGCTATCAGATATTAACCCAGTTACGTTAGAACAAGCGGTGAATAATTTAATTGATAGATGTAAATTCTTACCAACGATTGCAGAAATCAGAGAGGAATGTTCCGCATTAAGTGCCTTTGTAAATGCACATGAGGAACTACCTACTGCACAAGATGCATGGGAAAGAGTGTATCAAGTAGCTAGATCATATGGCTACGAAAAAGGGTTAGATAAATTAGAGGGTTTAACAAAACAATGTGCCAAAGCAATATGGAAATCGTTCGACCCTCAAAATGGCGATAACTTCAACGAAATGTCTTGCCGTTCACAATTCGTCAAAAACTATGAAGTGCAAGAAACAAGAGAACGTGAACGATTGAGATTATCTAACTCAATTAAGGATAATCACTTGTTGCTTAAAGCACGAGAGAAAGCAGAGCATGAACGAGCGTTGCTAAATGCAGGTCAAAAGCAAATCGAAATGACAGCTACTGGTAATTTGGTAGAGGTAGCAAAAGAACCAGTTGATGTAACAGAAATAATCAACAAAAGCAAAATATCTGACAAAGGGAAAGAGTTGTTGAAACAGGCAATAGGGGGATAGATGAAAGAAAGAGTGAAAGAGTTTGATGTAAGTGTAAACATTAGCTTTAACGTTAGTTTTCAAGTCATGGCAACTAGCGAGGAACAAGCAAGGGTAAAGATTGATAACCTACTTGAAATTATGAGGAATGAGGCAACAGTCGATTGCCACATTCATCCTAACTACGATGTGTTTGTTGATGAAGTAGATGCTGAATTAAATCAAATCAGCTATTGGTAAGGGGTGATAGATTGTGTTAGTTAAAGATGAAACAAAGTATTGTTGGGTTAATGATGAAGTGGCTGGCGAACCGCAAGATAGCATTAAAATGGCTATCGCTGATTATGTAGATAACGAATACGACTACGGCGATTATGGTGCTTTAAGTCGAGAGGAGTTATTACAGACAACGATAGAAGTTGGTCATCCATACCGATATGTACCAGAGGTAGACGGCGAGCATGTTATTTGGAATGTATGTGATTATAACTTAGATGATGAAATCGCTGAATGGTCAGATGATTACATGAAAAATGTTAAAAATGAACACATCGACGAACTAAGTGAAGAACTAACAAAAGTATTTCAATCATGGGAAAAAAGACACAAATACGAAAATACATCATATGTGGTGATAGAAACAAAAGAGTATCTCATTGGAGATTATGTTGAGGGGGATAAATGCTAAGCAAAAAACGAAAGATGGTTATCACTATTGAGATACCTCTAAACGTGGACACACAAGAAGAGGCATCAAAACAAATGGAAATGATTGCAAAAGCAGATGCACGAACCTTTGAGAATTTAGAAGAAATGATGCGTATCTATAAAGGCAGAATGTGTATTGAACAAAAGATTTAAAGGAGATTGATATATGAACAATGTACAAATTTTAGGCAATTTAACACATGATCCAGAAGTACGCTACACACAATCTGGAAAAGCGGTAGCCACATTCAATGTAGCAGCAAGCAATACTTTCACAACGAGCGATGGTGAAACAAAAGAACAAACTGCTTTTATCAACTGTGTAGCTTGGGGAAAGCTAGGAGAAAGCATCGGTAATTTGCGTAAAGGCAATCGTTGCTTTGTAGAGGGGCGGTTACAGACACGCAGTTACGAAACACAAGATGGACAAAAACGATATGTAACAGAAGTGGTAGCCAACTTTGTAGGTACATCATTAACAAATGATGAAACTGCACCAAGTAACTTTGAAAGTTTTGAAAACACAAACCAAGATGAAAATATTCCGTTCTAGGTGGCCAATGTGAAAATATTAGATGCTTGTTGTGGTTCTAAAATGTTTTGGTTTGATAAAGAACACAAAGAAACTGTTTATATGGATAACCGCACATTAGACACAACGCTATGCGATGGTAGGAAATTAATTGTAAAGCCTGATGTGATTGCAGATTTCCGCAAGATGCCTTTTGAGGATGAAACATTTCATCTTGTTATCTTTGATCCACCACATTTACTGAAAGCTGGTGATACATCATTTTTAAAATTGAAATACGGAAGATTAGATGAAACGTGGAAAGAAGATATTAAACAAGGACTATCTGAGTGTTGGCGAGTGTTAAAACAAAACGGAACAATGATTTTTAAATGGAACGAGGAACAAATCACATTGCCAATGGTAAAACCTTTGTTACCGCATGAACCACTAATTGGCCAACGTAGAGGTAAAACAGTATGGTTAGTGTTTTTTAAGGAGTAAGTATCAAATGGATGCACCATGTAAGGGATGCGAATACAGGGAGGTAGCTTGCCACGTTAAGTGTCCAGCGTATCGAATGTATAAACGCAAAAGGGAAACGATGCAAGAGAACACAATCAAACAGAATGATGTGTTAGCGTACCTTGGGGATAATGTAAAGAAAGTTAAGCATCGTATGAGAAAAGCAAAGTATGGGTGTATGGTGATTGATTAGAGGTGAATGGGAAAGAGGATGCATATATGGGGGTTATTTGATGATGGCAACGGCTGCTATCGTCAAGCGGTAGATGAATATAACGTGAATATGGGGGGGCAGCACACGATCACATCAATAGGCATTGGTGATGCGTGTATAAACCAAGACCTTGCAGTCAATACGCTACATAAACCTAACGCACTATGGGAACCGTTGGACAAGCTAGATAGACCTGATGTTATTCTAGCCAGTCCGCCCTGTGAAAGTTGGAGCCTAGCAAGTGCCATGAAAGGTGGAAACGCTTGCTGGAAACAAGAAAAGGATATGACTATCAACTTGTTTGGTGAATATGAACAAGGGAGTAAATTCACAATCAGAAATCACATTGATTATGAAAACTACCAGTTCAAATATGATAAGTCATTCCTAACACGTATCAATGGTGAGATGTGCATATACAACACATTAAAAATCATTGAGCGTTATCAACCTAAAGTATTCGTGATTGAAAACCCAGCATATGGGCGGATATGGGAGTATATCAAGAATGTAATAGGGTTTGATGTTCCGTATGAAAACCTAACATATTACAACAACTATGATTACCCAGTTAAGAAACCAACAAAGTTTGGTAGCAATATCGATTTGAAACTACTCAAAGATGATATGAAAAACCAAATCAAATTCAACAAGTTAAACATAAAAGGAATAAATCGATACAACATGAGGTCGCATATTCCGTTGGAGTTAGTAAAAGATATTTTAAAGAGGTGTGAACAATACGTAGAGGGATGAGTGAATGACAGAACAAGATATTCAAGATGCATTAGGACGGCATCTATTTCTTAAAAATATATGTATACCAAATGTGATGATGAGGGATAGTGGAAAACCACCTTATGAGGCTGACTTTATCTACTTCAACTTAAACACTTTGCATTTAACAGAAGTTGAAATCAAAACTGATATAAACGATTTTAGGAATGATTTCAAAAAAGCACGTTACCATGACAATCACAATGTTATGTATTTGTATTATGCAGTACCTAGAGAATTGTACGATGATCATTATGAAGTAATCGATAAAATGCTTGGTGATGCTGGTTTAATCTTAATCGATGAAATAGAGACATTTGATTTTCGAGGTAATCTTTACGATTTTGGTGGTTTTGTAAAAAGAGCAAAACGAATAAAAGGTTCTGTTAAATTGAACGAAAAGGAAAAGGAATACTATATGAGAATTGGGTGTATGAAATGGGTGAATAGAGGTTAATATGAATAAATTTCAAGAAAAAGCAATTAATGCAGCAAGAACAGTATTATTTCAAGAGTTTGGTTATTCTACAGGTCAAATAAATGAGGAGAAAATGTACATTGTTTGGTTTTGTAAAACCCTACAAAACTGGAAAGCATTAGTAAGTGGTGAAGAAATCGATGAATACATTGAAGTTACATATAACGGTGAAAAGAAAGAAACGTATGTTGATGTTTACAAAAAACAAAAGAATGTTTGCATAAAAGATGAGTATACGCCTGTTGGGTATTATGGGTGAAAAGTATATAGGGGGTAATGATCATTGCCAATAAACAGTAAACAAAAAGGTGCTAGAGGCGAACGAATGTGGAGAGATGTGTGTAGGTCACATGGGTTTGATAAAGTCCGTAGAACTGCACAATATTGTGGTAACACAGGTGATGCATCGGACTGTGTAGGCTTACCTAACATACATCAAGAGGTCAAATTTGTTGAAAATCTGAATGTACGCAAGGCTTATGAACAAGCAGAACATGATGCAAAACAAGCAAACAATGGAGATATACCTATTGTGGCTTGGAAGAAAAGCAATCAAAAGTGGCTTGTAGTTATGAGCGCAGATGATTGGTTTAAGTTATATAAGGAAAGTGAGTGGAGCAATGGCGGTTAATATGAGTGAGTTTGTGCCTGATAATAACCTTAATTGGTTAGCACTAGCAGCTTGTGTATATGGAAATATTAGTGCTGGTAGAGCGTTATGTTGTTTAGGTTTGAAAGGTACGAAGCCACAGAAAACATATACACGTGTAAGTGAGTTAGATAAAAATTCATTATTGAAAATGCATCACGATGGAATGTCCTTGACACAAATAGGAGTACAGCTAGGTGCAGATAGAAAAACAGTAAAAAGAGCGTTAGTTATGTTAGGGGAGCTTTAATGGAACAAATGAAAGTAAAGTTGGTTAGTGAATACGCACACCTACCAACAAGAGGAAAGGTGAACTCCGATTTACCGCAAGTGTCCGCTGGGTTAGACCTATATTGTCCGTTTAGTGTAACTATACCAGCGGATAGTAAGCGACAAATTCCATTGGGTGTAGCAGTTGAAATTCCACCTCATCACATGGGGTTATTAACACCAAGAAGTAGTATGAGCAATACACCGCTACGATGTGCCAATAGCGTTGGGATAATCGATGAAGATTATAGAGGTGAGATTAGCATTGTGTATGAGAATGTATCTTGCAAAAACTACACAATAAATAGAGGTGATCGCATCGCACAACTAATCATCGTACCGATTAAATTAGTCGATGTGGTAGAGGTAGATGAATTAAGCGAAACAGAACGTGGTGCTGGTGGTTATGGCAGCACAGGAAAATAAATAATGGATAAATTAACTAGAGAACCATTGACTAAAGAACGAGAGTTAGAGTTAAAACTAGCGATGTTACGAATTAATTATGAAAGCGAGATTATAGCTAATAAATTAGAATTTGAAAGGCGCATTAGGGAAACAAACCGAAAGATGAATAATATGATTGGTTATATGTCTATTGGTGGCTTGATAGTATCAATATGTTTCTTTATATGGATGTTAGTATTGGTGGTGAATAGATAGTGTGCAGTCCTAGAAAAATTAATGTGCCACAACGAAAAGGCTATATCCTGTGGATACTAGAGGCAGAACGGCAACGAAAAGAAAAAGAGTTAAAACAACTTACGTATTTTGCCGTAGGTGTGGCGATAGTACCTTTAGTTTTCATAGTAGGTGCGTTACTGTATGTTTTGATTAATTAAAGGTATGGGCGGTGAAATATCCGCCCTATCATAAGAGGTGAGTATGAGAAGAGTTAATTTTGATTTATTAGCTAGTGCATTAACAATAGTTATAGCTGATACGATAATCAAACCTAAAATTGAAGTTAATGATGGTAGTGTAAAAATCATATATGAGTTTTCTGGTTTTACTATTACAGAGTTATCAACAATATTTGAGCTTGAACAATGTTTTAGATTAGATTTCTTTGTTGAAAAGGTTACTCTTAAAATAAAACACCAAATCTACAACTCTATGTCAGAGAGGTATATTGTTAAATGACAAGCTATAGCGGTTACGTTGAACACTCCGACTTTTACATAAGACCTCAAAGTTATCAAGATGCATTTGATTTCTTGTGCCAGCTTGCGGTAGAGAGTGATGAGAATACATTTTATATCGATAAAGTTGTAGATAATGGATATGATTTTGACCTAGAAGATGAAGTGATGTTTGTTTGGAATGAGGAAAAAGGAGAGTGGGCGAGCGATTGATTGGAGATAGAATTTTTTTCAATAACGATAAATTCGCAATAGACATTAATGGTGAAGTATGTAAACCAACCATAAAAGAAGATGTGTGTAAGTGTATCTTCTTCTATAAACACAAAGAAAAGTGGGTTAGATTTGAGTGTTTGTTGTGTGGTATTGAAAATGCAACTGATGAAAAAGTGGAAAGTATCAAACAATTTGCCAAAGGGTTCTTTATAAAGGAGAGTGAAAAAAGTATGATCACAGATAAACAAGGGGAAAAGTGGCTGCTTAAAAAGATATATGATGATGGCTGGCGGTATATTGTGGCTGATAAATACGATAATATGTATCTAACAAATGAAAAGCCACCCATGTTTGATGATGTGGACGAAGTAAGAATAAGCAGTTGTAAAAAATATATTGGTATAACTGGGGTTATGGCAGCGTTGCCAAAATTAAGTGCTAATGAGGTTTTTAGTATTGAAGAGGAATTAGGTATTGTTGATTGGAGAAACGTGGCAGTTGATACTCCTGTATTGGTTAGCGTTAATGGTGTTAAGTGGTATAAAAGGTATTTTGCTAAAGCTGACTATTGTGATGTTTATGTATGGAACAAGGGTGCTACATCGTGGAGTATTGAAAATGTTAATGATACAGAGGTATGGAACCATATAAAACTAGCAGAGGTATAAAAACATGACACTTGAAAGCATACTTGCTAGCATTTTCGCATCTATAGTTATTACATTGTTATTAAATTTTATTGATGTGAAGTTTGGTGTTAGAAGTGCGATTATAGCAGGTTTGATTTTGATTTTATTGTGTCTTTTGGGGGTGATTATTTGGGGGAAATAGACGATAAGAAACTAATAGAAATGGCGGTTGAGTACCTACAACCTGTTAAGTTAATTGATGTACAGATTGCATCTATCAAAGAAGAAATCAATCAACTAAGAGCAAACCTTACATCCATAGGTGCTATTGATTACTCAAAAGACAGAGTAACAGGCGGTGGAACTCCGCAAGGCTTAGAGGGTAGCGTAGCTAGATTTCTTGATACAGTCGCAGAACGTGATAAACGTATTGATGAGTTATCTAAATTAAAATGCGATGCGATCACTAAGATAGATGCACTAGATGAAAAGCTAGGGGCAATCATCTTGCGTTATGAGTTTGTACTCAATAACACTACAGAAGATGCTTATAAAATGATTGGGTGTTACTCAACCAAACAGGCGAAACGATACAAGCAAAAAGCATTATTGGAATTTGGGCAAAAACTTGTCCAGTAATGTCCGCAAATGTCCGTGAATGTCCATATACCTATAGTTTGCTATTAGGTATAATATATATGTAGAAGTTGCCACTAAGCGACTACTACTCACTCTTTCCTTAGGACATCGAACACAACAACAAGCACGCTCTTATATGGGCGTGCCTTTGTTGTATATGGGCGAAATGGAACGTATAGCGCTAACGGTCGCAGAGTAGCAGCGCAACCATAATTGATTACTAAGGAAACAACACTATACTTTTTTCTAATTTCAATTTTGAAGTATGTGTTAAGACAAAACTTTATATGTAAATTTACTGCTAACTGATAAGGGTGGGTCGAATATCCTCACAATATATAGCTTATACATTATTAACCTTAAAGATATGAACCTGCCCTAATTGGTTATACACATTGAATACTGACAACTAGCAGCCTCCAAAAGAAACTTATTCATATTCTTGTTGTTACTTAACCTAACACGATTATAATTCATCAAAATGTTAGTTGTTGGTATTGAGTGTGTAATGATCATTGAAAACTAGGTGTGTTTTTCTTTTCCAACTTTGTTTTTTATTCATAGTTGAACCTCAAATAGTATAAATTGTCATATCATCAACGCACCTAGTTTTGAGTGATTAATACATGAAAACAGAATAAATTTATCACAAAATGGGGTGTATCCACGGCGATATACTCCATTTCTTGCATAAATCTATCATAAAGGGGAGATTATGACAGAGGTCAGGTGTTGTAAAAGTAAATGCTTAAACAACAAAAAGGGAATGTGTACCGCAAGCGTGATAGAGTACGATGGCTTATGTCAAACATACATAACCTGTGGCGGTGCAAGTAAAGGTAATTACGGCTTATGTGTTAGATCACATGGCAAGTTAAAAAGGAAAGGTGGCGAAGTACTTAAATGATTAAAGCAATTAAACAATTTATTGAAGATAGAAAACTATTCAAACAAGCAGCTAAGAACCTAAAAGATAAAGAACTACAGGCTAAAGCAAAATATGCTTATGAGCATCGTGGCGATAATATGATTACACTCATTGATGGTTTAGCTATTTTGTGTGCGGTACTAATATTGATTGGTATTGTGTGGTGTTGGATGTGAATTATCAACCAACGATAAAGAAACTATTAACCGCATTACGGATGAATGGTAGGCGATATGTAGTCGATGTAAGGCAATCATGGAGCAAATATGATAAGCCTTGCAAAGTATACATTGTCAGTCGAATGTACACAGAGGAAGAGTATAAACTAACATTCCCTCATAAGTACAAAAAAGGTAAGACCTTTAAACAAGGACAACTCTATAAAAAAGAAAGTGAGTATAGCAGCACCAAACAACATGAGGTGTTGCTATTTTTAGTTAGAACGTATAAAGGTGGTGAGTAACATTGACGAATATAGAAGAATTAGCACAAAAACTAACTAAGAAAGAACGCATATTCGCCGATGAATACGTTAAGACCACCAACGGAACACAAAGTGCAATTACTGCTGGATATTCAGAAAAGACGGCAAGAAGTAAGGGTAGCCAGTTATTAACAAAAGTAAACGTGCGTAAATACATAGATGAAGTAATGCATGAACGCAGTAAAAACACAATCGCAACTGCTGATGAAGTCCTACAATATCTAACTAGGGTTATGAATGGCGAAGAGAAAGATGCATTTGGTTTGGATGTATCTGTGAATGATAGAACTAAGGCAGCTGAACTCTTAGGTAAACGGCATATGCTATTTACCGATAAGGTGAAACTAGATGCAGAAATAGAGATTGATATATCCGATAGGATGAAACAAGCAAGGGTGAAATCTGATGAAGTACAACAAGGCACAATTGATTGATGCGTTGGGTTCGTTCACTCATGATCCATTAGGCTTTGTTTATTTTGCATTCCCTTGGGGAGAAAAAGGAACACCTTTAGAAAACTTTGAGGGTCCTGACGAATGGCAAGTAAAGACTTTCAAGAAAATAGGTGAAGAATTACGAAAAGGTAAATCATTAGCTAAGGCGATACAAATTGCAGTTGCATCTGGTCATGGTATTGGTAAGTCAGCCTTTTCTTCATTGTTGATACTGTTTGCTATTGCTACACATGAGAATACAAGAGGGGTAGTTACCGCTAATACTGATACACAGTTAAGGTCTAAGACTTGGGCGGAACTTAACAAATGGTACAACCTGTTTATAGGTAAAGAATTATTCACCTATACGGCTACCGCATTGTTTAGTACTGATAAGCAATATGAAAAGACATGGCGGATAGATGCTATTCCATGGAGTGATAGCAATCCAGAAGCATTTGCAGGTTTGCACAATCAAGGAAATAGAATACTAATCATATTCGATGAAGCATCCGCAATATCCGATAAGATATGGGAAGTAACAGAGGGTGCTTTAACAGATAAGGAAACAGAGATTATCTGGTGTGTGTTTGGTAACCCTACACGTAATAGCGGTAGGTTTAGAGAATGTTTTAGAAAGCATCGAGCATACTGGACTACATATCAAATAGATAGCCGTACTGTTAAAATCTCAAACAAAGCCAAGTTGCAAGAGTGGGTAGATATTCATGGTGAGGATAGCGACTTTGTAAAGGTGCGTGTTAGAGGGTTATTCCCTAGTGCATCTGACACACAGTTTATCTCCGCATCAATCGTAGATGAGGCACAAAAGAGAGTATACAAGCCTACTGATTTTATTAACTTACCAACAATTATCGGTGTTGACCCGGCGTGGACTGGTGGCGATACGTTAGAAATCGTAATGCGACAAGGCTATTCAATGAAGTGTTTAGCAACCATTGAAAAGAATGACGATGATATGCGTATGGCTAACCTCATCGCACAATTTGAGGATGAATACAAAGCAGATGCGGTGTTCATTGACCAAGGCTACGGAACTGGTATTTATAGTATCGGTAAATCAATGGGTAGACGATGGCGGTTAGTTGCCTTTGGTGGTAAAGCACCTAATGATATGTACCTCAATATGAGGGCGTATATGTGGGGCGAAATGAAAAACTGGCTAAAAGAGGGCGGTTCTATTCCACCTAATGACCAAGGGTTATATGATGATTTAACCAGTCCAGAGGCTATCATCGATAAGAATGGGCGAATACAACTTGAAAGTAAAAAGGATATGAAAGAACGTGGCTTACCATCTCCAAATAAAGGCGATGCATTAGCCTTGACCTTTGCGTTCAGGGTCAATAAAAAAGTGAATGTAGGGAGTAGGGTTCATGCTAACACAGAGTATGATCCATTTAAAAGATAAGGGGTGATTTAATGTGCATGAAAAATAAGATGCCTGATACACCAATGCCAGCACCAGCACCGACTGTACAAACAGATGATGCTACTACAACAACTGGTGAAGATTGGTATATGAAGAAAAAGAAAGGTAAGAAAGGCTTTGAAAGTACTATCTTATCTACGGCAACTGGCACTAAAAACACATTAGGGGGTTAGATATGCAAGGAACTATCCTATCAACGCTTGCTAGACAACCGACTAATACAGAACCTAAAAAACGTGATTACACGAAAATTAAGGCGAAGTTTAAGGCAATGTTTGATAATCGTCAAAAGTACATTTCAAGATGGAAAGATATTCGAGATTATCAACTACCTTTCCTAGGTGTATTTGACGATGAACAAGACCAATCGAAAGTCTACACCGATAAGATTAATAATGGTGTTGCTTGGGAAAGTTGCCAGATATTCGCTAGTGGTGTAATGAGTGGCATGACACCGCCTAGCCGTAAATGGTTTAAACTCACATTAGAGAATGTTGGACTAGCTGCTAATAGTAAAGTGGCGAAAGTGTTAGACGATAGGGAACAAATAATGTACGCAGTATTTGCTAAGTCTAATTTCTACAATACAGTACATCAAACCTATATGGAGTTACCATTTGGACAAGCACCTATGTCAGTAATGCCTGATGCAAAAGTAGGTGTTCGATTTACATCTTATCCAATCGGTACATACGCATTAGAGTGTGGCAGTATTGGTGACGTAAATACATTTGGTCGCAAGTATCGAATGACGGCTGACCAATTAGTGGAAGAGTTTGGTTATGATGCTTGCCCAGATAAAGTCAAACGAGCATATGACGATGGCAAAGGTAATGCAAGTACTTTTGTTGTGTGTTGGTTAGTAATGCCTAACAAAGACCGCAACGGAAAACTAGGCAATAAGAATATGCCTTATTCCTCTATCTATTGGGTAGAGGGGAGTAACACAGATGAAGTATTAAGACATAGTGGTTTTGAAGAATGGGCAATACCTATTGCAAGACACACTACTCATGATCTAAGCGGTTATGGTAAAGGGTGTGCATGGTTCGCACAATCAGATGCACAAATGCTACAGTTACTTGAAAAAGACTTAGTAACGGCTATTGAATTGGGTATTAAACCACCTATGAGTGCTACATCTGATGTAATCGGTAGCGTGAATTTATTCCCAGGCGGTGTAACGGAAGTTGATACAGGCGGTAAAGTTGAACCGATATTCAATGTAGGCATTGATGTTGCGAACGTACAAGCTAAGATACAGTTTGTATCTGAAAGCATTAAACGTGCCTATAGTGCTGATTTATTCTTAATGCTTGATAACCTAGATGCAGGGCAAATGACCGCACGTGAGGTTATGGAGCGAACACAAGAGAAGATGCAGCAGTTAGGCCCTGTAGTTGAACGCTTACAAAGTGAGTTTTTAAACCCTATAATCGAGCGTACTTATGGCATCTTGGATAGAGCTGGAATATTTCCACCGATTGACGATGATGTAGCGGAAATGCTAAATGGTTTAGATGTAAAAATCGAATACATTTCTCCGTTAGCACAAGCACAGAAAATGTCTTCATTGGTGAATATTGAGCAGTACTATGCTTTCATAATGTCATTAGCACAAGGTAATGCTAACATCGTTCAGAAATTCAACTTTGAAGAGGCAGCCGATATTTATGGTGTAAATCTTGGTGTACCAGCTAGGGTTATTCGTTCTAATGATGAATACAAAGAAATCATGGAGCAACAACAACAAGCACAACAAGAGCAAGAGGAACAAGCACAAGCATTACAAATGGCACAATTAGCACCTCAAATGGCTGGAGCAGCTAAACAAGCAACAGATGCAGCCAATGACGGAAACCCAGTAATGCAACAGTTAATGGGTATGGGGGTGTAGATGAGTAAAACAAAACAAGAATATATTCGTGATCGTGATATTGATGCGTTGAACCACGTACTAAGTACTGAACTTGGTAGGTGGTTTTTTTGTAGGCTTTTAGACCGTACCGACATATTAAAACAATCGTTTACTGGTAATTCTGAAACATTCTTTAATGAGGGGAAACGAAAAGTAGGTTTAACCTATATGAACGAATTGGGGCGCATCGGTGATGGTGTAGAGGGTGTTAAGAAATATCATCAAGCACAACTTGAATATATCAACCAACAGAAATTGTTTAACGATTTAGAAAAGAAAGGTGAATAAACCACATGGCAGAAGAATTAGAACAAGGCACGAATATTGACACAGGTAGTGCGGAAAGTGGTACACCGCAAGATACGAATACACAAGACCAACAACAAGACACAATCTTAGGTGGCGGTACTGACACAAGCGGTAACCAAGAACCACCTGCAGAACCTATTGTGTATGACTTCACGAAAGCGTTTGATAGCGGTCAAGTAGACCAATCAATCGCAGATGAGTTTTCTAAAATGCTTAATGGTGTAGGTGCTACGCAAGAGCAAGCAGTAGAGTTAGCTAAATTTGGTAACAAGTATGCTACAGACCTTGTAACTGCTTATGAAACACAAAAGCAACAAGCATTAGCCGAACAATACGAAAGCTACAAAGAAAACGCAATTAAAGAATTAGGAAATAAATTTGATGAAACTGTAGCTAAAGCAGGTGCAGGTATTGAGTTGATTGAAAAAACAATTCCTAATATTCGTGAAATTCTAGCTGAAAACGGCTTAGGTAATCGTATCGAAGTTATCCGTGTGTTTGAAAAAATCGCTGATATGGCTGCAGAAGATAGTAACGCAGGTGGTGGTCAACCAACTGGTGGCACGCAGTCAGAAGATGCAATCAGACGCAATCTTTATCCGAGTATGTTCAAAAAATAAAAGGAGAAAATAATTTATGGCTACAATCGGAACACAAAACCCTACTTTAATTGATTTGCAAAAGCGTATGGATCCTAACGGAAAAATCGCACAAATCATTGAACAATTAAACCAATCTAACGAAATCATTCAAGATATGACAATGATTGAATGTAACGATGGTACATCTAATAAAACAACAGTACGTACTGGCTTGCCAGATGCTACATGGCGTATGCTTTATGGCGGTGTACAACCATCTAAATCTACTACAAAACAAATCACAGATACTTGTGGTATGTTAGAGGCTTACTCCGAAGTAGATAAAGACTTGGTTAAACTTTCCAATGACCCTGTAGCGTTCCGTGCTACAGAAGATAGTGCATTTGTAGAGGCTATGGGTCAAGAAATCGCACGTACACTTTTCTATGGTGATGAAACAACACCTGAAAAATTCATTGGTTTGTCCGCACGTTTTAACACATTAGACCCTAAGAAAGCTGATAGCGCTAAAAATATTATTGATGCAGGCGGTACTGCTAACCTTGCATCCATGTGGCTTGTAGGTTGGAGTCCACTTACAGTACATGGTATCTATCCACGTGGTAGTGAGGCAGGCTTACAACAAGAAGATTTGGGCGAAGTAACAATCACTAAACCTGATGGTTCTATGTTCCAAGGTTACCGCACTCACTTCAAACAAAACATCGGTTTAGCAGTACGTGATTGGCGCTATGTAGTGCGTATCGCTAATATCGATATGAAAGCTATTAAAGAGGATATTTCCGTAGGTCCTAACTTGATTAACTTAATGATCCGTGCAGAAGAAAGAATGCAATCTCTTACTGGCTGCCGCCCTGTATGGTACATGAACCAAGAATTGCGTACATTCTTACGTTTGCAAAAGAACAAAGTACATGGTTCTACAATCACAGAAGAAATGGAAATGGGCAAAATGGTTACACGTGCTAATGGTATTCCAGTACGTAAAATCGATGCATTGCTTTCCACAGAAGCACGAGTTACTGCTGCTTAATTAATAGGGGGATAAACATATATGATTATTGATACTCAAAATACTTTCTTTTGGAAAAAAGATATTACAGCAAACACAAACTCCGATGTAATTATGAATGGTAATGGTGGCGATGCTGACCCTAACTTATTCCTTGTAATTCGCATCGACAAAACAGTAACTGGTACACCTTTATTCAATGTGTATACATCTGATACTGATAACATGGCTAATGCGGTATTGTTGCATGGCATTACAATGGCAGCTAATGCACCAGCTGGTACAGAATACAAAGTACGTTTGGCTAATGGCGGTAAGAAATACATCCGCATCAACGCCAATAATATGACTGCAGGTACTATCTCCGCATTCTTAACAAGTGGTATTAACATTAAATAAGGTGGCTAATATGGAATACGTTGCAAAAGTAACCCTTTATCACAATACAAAGGGTTTAATTGAAGAGGGAACAACAGTTGAATTTACAAAAGAAGAAGTAGCCGAATACGATAAGGACTACTTCAAAGATTTATTTGAAACTGTTGGTGCAGAAGAAGTCGCAGAAGTAGAACCTACGGAAGAACCTATAGAGGAAACAGTAGAACCTACGGAAGAACCTATAGAGGAAACAGTAGAACCTACGGAAGAAAAGCCAAAGGCGAAAACCAAAGGTAAAAAAGCGGAAGAAACTGCTGAATAATTGAACGAGGGGTGCTTATGCATCCCTCTTTTTTTATAGAAAGGTGGAAATATGACACCTACTGACATTTGCAATCAAGCATTATCGCTTATAAATGCAGGTCGAATACGTTCCATGACGGAAGAAACAGAACCTGCTAGACAATGCAGATTACATTATGATCTAACACGGCAAGTATTGTTAGAGCAATTTGAATGGAACTTTGCACGAAAGCGTGAACGAGCGGTATTGTCAGAACACAAGATTGATGGTTGGGGTTATGTGTATGCGTACCCTGAAAAGTGTGTTCGTATGCTAGCGGTAATTCCGCAAGGCGAACGATACCGAGCAGAAAAACAACGAGAATATGATGTATATTTGACTGATAACAATACAAAGTACATCGTATCTGATGTACCATTAATGCACATCGATTATGTGTACGATGTAACCGATGCTGATGTAATGAACCCTATATTCGTTAAAGCGTTAGTGTGCAAGATGGCATCTGACTTAGCTATGCCATTAACTGGCAATAGCGGTTTATTTGACCAGTCCTATAAACTGTATCAAGCAGCATTACAAGAGGCAAAATCTATGAGCGCTAAAGAGCGTAGACTAGATATGCCTTATGTGTCTAATTATCTAAAGGCAAGGAGTTGGTGATATGCAACCTATGTATATCGGACAAGTCGCATTTACTACTGGTGAGGTATCGCCTGACGTATCTAGTCGATTTGACTTAGAACAATATAAAAGTGCATTATTACTTGCTGAAAATGCGGTGATTAGACCTTATGGAGCGGTGGCACGTAGGCAAGGTTCACAGTTTATCGGATATGCTAAACACCATGATAAGCCTGTTAGATTGTTTGAATTTACCACGAATAAGAACCAATCATTCATGCTTGAATTTGGTGAAAGATATGTTAGGGTGTGGCGGAATGGTGTGTATACCAATGTAGAAGTAGCAACACCATTTGAGGCGGACATTGTAAGTGAATTAAACTGCATCCAAAGTGGCGATGTAATGTTTATTTGTAGTGGTAAGTACCCTATTCAAACGCTATCACGATATAGTGATACTGACTGGCGATTGGATGCATACAAGCTAACTGAACAACCTTACGATGAAATCAATACAGATAACGGACACACATTGACTGTTAGCGGTGATACGATCACATCAACAAAAGACCTATTCACACAAGATATGGTAGGTAGTGTTATTCAAATTGCTTACTATGTCGAGGCAGTACATACTAAGTCCGCTGGCGAAGTTGTAGAGAAAAAAGTAAGACATGGTATCGTTAGCGCACCAACTATCGAAAAGACATACAACAATATCAATTACAATGTTGGAGCATTCAGTACAGATACAGAGCTATCATGGAAATTCACAACGCATGGTACATGGGAAGGTACAGTCAAGTTACAGATTTCTAACAACGATGGTCAAACATGGAAAGATTACAGAACGTACACATCTAAGAATGACTACAACGTAACTGATACAGGTAAGATAGAGGCTGGTGCAAGGCTTAAATATGTATCGGATATTAAGGGCGGTTCTGTAAATTGCGACTTATCCATCCTACCATTTACTCAATATGGTATCGTTGAGATTAAAAGTGTAACCGATGCTAAGAATGCAAAAGTTAATATTCTGAATGGCATTAAAGAGGGTGAGCCTAGTTACCAATGGAAGTTGGGGAGTTGGAATAAAGGTAGAGGTTATCCGAAACTTTGTACATTCTATCAAGACCGATTTGTAGTGGCTGCTACTGATAGCAAGCCTAACTTCATATGGTTTAGCCGTACTGGTGATTATCCTAACTTTGGGGTTGAAAAAGTAGGCGGTACGATTACAGATGATAGCGCAATCACATTACCAGTAATCAACCGCAAGATGTATGAAATTAGACACCTTGTACCAGCTAATGACTTAATCGTACTTACTAGCGGTAATGAATGGATAGTCGATGGTAGCAAGACTATTACACCTACTAACTGTTATCTTAAAACACAAACACAACGTGGTGCGTTAAAATGCGAACCGCAATTTATCGGTAATAGATGCGTATTCGTTCAAGAGCGTGGCGGTACTGTTCGTGATATGGGTTATAGCTATGAGAGTGATAACTACACAGGGCAAGACTTAACGCTATTTGTTAAAACGTTAGTTAAAGGTCATGTGGCGGTTACAAGTGCTTATGCACAAGACCCAGATAGTATTATTTACTACGTTAGAGATGATGGGCAACTTAACTGTTTAACTTATATACCTGAACAAAAGGTGTATGGGTGGTCGCACTTTGTAACGAATGGTAAGTATCGATATGTGGAAAGTGTGGCAGAGGGTGAACAAGACACAATCTATTTTGTAGTAGATCGTGTGATTAATAATAAAAATGTGAAATGTATTGAACGTAGTATTCCGCTATACACAGAAGATAACTCCGATGTATTCCTAGATTGCTATGTTAAAGTTGCTAATTCAATTAAGACTGATTACATCAACGCACCTCATCTAGTAGGGCAAATGGTAGACATAGTAGTTGATGGTCAACAGATGCCATCTAGGGAAGTACCACCTACAGGTGTTATTAAATTAGATGGTAAAGCGAATGTAATTACTGTTGGTTTACCTTACACTACTAAAATCAAAATACCTAGCGTAGAGCAACAAATTAACGATGGTACATTGCAATGTAGACTGGTAACTATATCACGAGTTGCGTTGCGGTTATATCGTTCATATGGTGGTAGCGTAGGTAGAACATTTGATGATGTAGACGATTTAATCTTAAAACCTAAAACGCTATTTACTGGTGATACTGTTATTGTGTTACCTAAGATAGCAACTAGCGTTAATACAAATACAGAAATCTGTATAAAACACTCAAAACCTTTCCCATTTAACCTGTTAGCGGTAACAAGAGAGGTAGAAATTGGCGGTGGTTTCCCGAATGTTCATGGAATGTAAAATTAGCCGTTCTAAGCACGTTTCGTTAATTCGTGAGTTATATATCAACTTACGTTCGATAGATGCCTTAGAGGTTAAATATATCAATCGAAAAAATTCAAACTACGGAGAAAATGACTTTGTGAATGATATTCTTGGGGAAGATTATCAAAGTCGCATTGTTATTGATAATGACAAGCCGTTATGCGTGTACGGTGTATCTAACACATCACTAAATGGGATGCATTGTATTTACTTTTTGGGGAGTAAAGATTTTGAACGTAGTTTAACGCTACAAAAACAATTTATAAAAGTTAGTAGAAATATCATTGGGGAATGGCTACAAACTAGGGAAGTACTTTTTAATTACATACACAAAGAAAATCACCGCACCATAAGATGGCTAAAGTCATTAGGTGCGGTTATTCATTACGATATTAACGATGGGGATATGGTTTTATTCACATTGAGAAAGGGGGATGCGAATGTGTAACCCTATTGCATTAACGGCAGCGAGTATGGTTGGTACGTTGTTTACGCAACATCAACAAGGTAGGGCGCAAGCTGCAATGTACAATCAACAAGCAAGGGTGGCAGAGGCTAACGCACGTATAAGTGATCGCAAGCAAGAACAAATAGCAGACCAAGCCTTGCAAGAACGAGATAAGATGTCCGATAAGATGCGACTTATCCAAGGTCAGAACGTAGCGGAAACTGGTGCTAGTGGTTTAACCATGAGCGGTACACCATTACAGTTGATGGCTAGTAGCTATGATGAATACAACAAAGACATTCAGAATTGGGAAACTAACAAGAATAATAGTATCTACAATGAATATCTTAATGGTATGAACTACCGCAACGAGGCAAGCACCGCACGAGCGGCAGCAAGTAATGCTAAATCACAAACTAGAATGGCTATGCTAGGAACGATATTGAGTGGTGCATCTAGTATCTATGGTTTAAAAGGTCAGTATGCAAGTAAGAGTGTAAGTAGTGGTAATAACTATTACACACCATCTAGCGATGCGCTGGCGGCTGCTGGTATGCCTAAGATGAAATTTGTAACCAAAGGTACTATTAGAAATAATAGGTGGGGTATCTAATGAAGTTAATAGGCTATGATAGCAACCAACGCTTAAACACAATTAATGGTAGTGTACAAGCTAACGTAAATGAAATGGCTTATGGTGGTAACACAAGTGGCTTAAATGCTATGACCAAAGCATTGCAAGATGCGACTAACACATGGATAGAAATCGACAAACGAAAAGATTATATCGATGTAACCAATGCCATCAACGAATTTAATAATAGCACTAACAAATTACTTAACGATGATAAAGATGGGTTGATGATTCGTAAAGGTATGAATGCTCAATCTATATTGCCTGACTATAACGCTGGTGTGGAAAAAATACAAAAGGATATATTAGATAAATATAAATTCAGAACCAATGATGCAATCAATGCATTTAATAAAGCCGTTGAAACATCCAAAACAACTGATTACAATAACATATCCAAATATTCGAGAGGTCAGTATGAAACCGCATTGAGTATAGCCACACAAAATCAAATTACAAATCTAAGAGATTCAGCTATTCGTTCAGATAACATGGCTGACCAAATGAAAACTATTTCTTTAATGGGTGATTTGTATCGGTCTACAGGTAAAGAGTTAGGGTTAGATGATGAACAAATCAACGAAAAAATTCGTGCTAATACAGACCAAACTGGGAAAAGTTTACTTGATAGATCTGTTGCAGAAAATGATTCAACGAAAGTTGAAAACCTAATAACTTCATTAAGTGGTGTTGTTAGTGAAGATGTATTAACGCCATATAAAAAAATGTCCAATCAAATGAACATCAACAAATTAGTTAATGATGATAATACATATGCTAAGTTGTATCAGATGTATGGACATGATTTAAATACAGGCATGAGTAGTGCTGCTATGTATGTTAGAGCCAAGATGGAAACGCAAAACGAGGAAGCGCTAAAAAGCGGTGCTGGTGCTGACACTCATTTATGGGGAATCGCACAATATATCTCTAAAAAATATGGTTATAACGCTGAAATGGTATATCGCCAGCTTTATCATGAAACAGGTGGTAGTGCTAACTTTGGTAAGCTACAAACAGAAAACCGAAATTATGCTGGACTAACACAAGCTGAACCAAATGGCGAAGAAAACCGACAACGAGATGGTGGCACTAATTATTACAAGGTATATAAGACTGATGAAGATTTTGCAGATGATTATGTCCAAAGTTTTTTAAAACATTATGACGGCCTAAAAGATGTTAATGATGTAGACACATGGGCGCATATTTTAAAAGCTAATTCTTATTACACAGATTCGGAAGCTATTTATTCAGCTGGGATGAGAAATGCCCCTATGTCTAGCGGTGGCAGTCCTAAATATTCAGAAGACCAAATCAAAAAAGCTGAAGATGAGGCTAAGGCAGCATATAAGAATTACTATACACTACAAGAGCAAACTAGAAAGATTGCTATTAATGATCGCTTGCAAGCAGGACAAACAATCTTGAATCAAAAGATAGCTAATGGTGATGTAAGTGGTGCGTTCCAATATGCACAAGTCCAACTAGCAGGAGCAACAACTCCAGAAGAACAAGAATATTGGAGTGGCAAAATGGCTAGCGAAAGACCAAAGCTAGATAGAATTTATGAGAAAAGTTTAAAAATGACGGCGCAAGAAAAATGGGGAATTAAGCAATATGCTAAATCTCACACTTACGAACAAACACGAGCATATGCGGAACGTGTACTACCTAATAAAATCATGGATGATGAACTTGATGCATCACTACTTGAAATCGATGATAACAACAAAAAAGCTAGCAACATTGATTTAACACCATATGAATATAAACTTGCTACAGTTATGCCAGAAGATAAAACATTGGCTGGTAGTTTCAAATATGGTGTTAAACAAGAAATGGCTGGTCGTATTGAAGAGTTTAAAATTAAACATCATAGACCACCTACAGATGCTGAAAAAGATGAAATCTTTGATGCTGCAGTAGCGACAAGCACATTGCGTAGCACAAGCAAACCATACTTTGGAGATGGAGATGATTATTCATCTACCATAAGTGGCGCAAGTAATCAAGCATTAGGTATTGTACACGCTGAACCTGTAGGCAATCACTACATTCGAGTAACATATAGAGATGGCTCAACTAAAGATATTTACGAATCAGAATACAATGCATTACAACGGAGATACACAAATGGCTGATATTAATCAAAAAGAGCGTGAGGAGTTTCAAGCGTTAATACGTGGTCATGGGGATAGTCCACGTTCCTTTACTGCTAGCGCTGGTGTACAGTCTAGTCCTGTAGGTGGTTTAACACCTATAGGGCAGGCTATTGGCACAGGAATAGATACTGTATCAAGCATTGCTAAAAACACGGCAGATGCATTATCTACAATAGCTAACACGCCTATCAATGTTAAAAATGCAGATGGAAGTGAAACGGTTTCGCCGTTTGGACAACAAGCTAATCTGTTTCAAGCGATAGGTCAGTTAGGACAATCATTGCCTAATGCTTTACCTGCTGGCTTTGTTAGTAATACAGACCGATTGTTTTTATATAACAACGAACAATTACGTGCTAATGAAGCATTGCGCATTGCTAAGACTTTAAATATTGGTGCAGATACTGTTATGTTTGGCGATGATAGAGCCTTTGAACGTGCCGATTATTTATCAAGACGTGTAGAACGAGGGCAAGTTTTACAAGATATTTATGATGAGTTTCCAGAACTCTACAAGGTAAAATACAGCTCACAAGCCGAGGGTATTCAAGCCTTAAATAATCTTGAATCGATAAGAAATACAAAAGGTGTATTCGATGCGATGCAACAAAGTATTTGGGCGATGAATGACCAAATGAAGTTGGGCGATGTTGGTTATGCGTTGGCACGTGAAACTGATCCACAAAAGATTAGCGAATTAACAGATGAAGTCAATCGATTACAAAACAACTTACAAAGTTATAGAAGACCAGATGGCGGAAGTCCATTAGAAGAGGTACTTGGTGCAACATCTGGCCAAGGCTACATGATGGCTAAACAAGGTGGCGTAGGTGCAGTTGCAGGTGCAGCCGTTGGTGCATTAGTTGGTGGCTTGACTACAGAGGGTGTAGGTGTAGGTGCTGGTGCTGCTACTGGTGCTAAATGGGGTGGCGGTGCTGACATGGCATACAATATGTATAAAATGTCATTCGGCAACAAGTACATCGAACTCATTCAAAAGAAAGATGCAAATGGTAATCGTGTATACACAGACCAAGAGGCTAATCAATACGCTATGTCTTATGCTGCTATTGATGCTGGTATTGAGGTTGCAGCAACCGCAGCTATGGGGAAAGCGTTTAAAGCGGTAGCACCTAAAGGTATGATTGCAAAAGCTATTAGTACTGGTGTAGGTGATACTGTTAAAACCTTTGATAGAGGTATTGGAACAACTGTTGCACAAATGGCTAAAAACTCTATTAAAGCTGGTGTACCTGAACTCTTTGAAGAGGGTTTGCAAGATGTAAACGAAAAGGTACAACATAACCTAACACGCAAGGATAATGACTTAGAGGGTTATTATAGCGTAGGTGATATTGCTATAGGTTCGCTAGATGCAATGAAACAAGCATTGCCAGCGGTAATAGGGTTTGGTGCTATCGGTGGTGCAGTAGGTGGTGTGCGTACCGCAAAGGCTTTCCGTGATTTTCAGAAATTGACACCTGAACAACAACAAGCAGCTATCATTGCAGAACAAAACCGCAATGGTGCAGTCATTATGGATAATGTTCGTAAGGATAGTACAACCAATAAAATCGCAAAAGAAAACCCTGAACTATACGGAAAAATCGTACAAGCACAGGGCGATAAGATTGGTGTATCTACACAATATGTTGATGTAGCGGAATTAGTACAATCTGAAAACGGACAACTTGCTATCCGTGATATGGTAGATAACGGCTTGGTAACACAAGAGGAAGTAAAAGCAGCTATTGAGGCGGATGCACCTGTTGAAATTCCTATTGGTTCGTATGCACAAGTATCAATGAACTTATCAGATGAAACAGTAGAGGCATTGAAACAAACCTCTTACTTTACACGTGGCGGTATGTCATTGGCTACGCTAGAACGTGCAAAACAAGAAGTGGATGTAGCTAAATCTGTATTGAAAGATGATACATCTAAACGTGCGGAACGTATCAAGGATGATATTATTCGTAATGAATTTGAGGGTGCATCTGATGTAGATCGTGAAGTACTTAATCAAGTATTGGCAGACCCAACCAACATTAAACGTAACTTCAATAACTTACTACATACACTCAAAGAGCAATACAGAGAAACTTATGCAAGCGACTTTGACAATGCAGATAAATCTATCAACGATGCGGTGAGTACTGGCATTGAACCACAATGGCTGATTGATTATAAATCGAACAATGGCGGTAAAGCACCACGTACTAATGCAGAACGTAGACGAGCAGCATATGAGTATAGCCGAGCGACTACAACTGCAAATCTTGATGGTAATACTGATGCATTAGCACAATCTGATGCACATTATGCAGATATGGAACATATGTTAATGCAAATCGAAAGTTTAGAGGCTATGAAAGACAAAGTCTTTGAATTGGCGAACAATGACATAGCGTTACGGATGCAATTATCTAAAAGTGGATATGATGTGTACAACGAAGTAGTTAAAGCTATTAGTGAAAGCACAAATAGAAAACAACGTGAAACTGCAAAAGCAAATGCATTATTGATGGCACAACACGCTGATATAATGGCACAATATATGCGACAAATGGGTAAAGGCGGTTATACTGCTATGGACTATTTGCGTGATAGCGTGCGTATCAACATGAATGCTATCTTTAATGGTGAAGATGGCTATGCACAATCTGTAATAATGCAACAAAAAATGGCGTCGGATATAAAGAATTGGGGGCAAGTTGTTGATCATCAATTGAGTGGAAAACAAATTAATCGAACTGTTAAAGTAATGGATTCTCCACTCGTATTACAAATGTTAGGATTCGATGGTGCTATCATGATTGACCCAAGCATAATTCATAAAGTAATTACTGGGAAACATGCTAATCAAATATCAATTGATGACATTAAATTATTACCTAAAAAAATAGCTAATCCAGTTGCTGTATTTAAGAATTATAATGGTCGTTCACAAAAAGCAGTTCCTAATGAAGCAATCCTTGTATTAGATATGTACGCTAAAAACGGCGACCCAAATATAAATGCAAACGGTGAGAATATTCAAGTTGTCGTTACATTTACCAAAACTGCTAATGGAACAAATATAAATAAAATTAAAACCATTACTCCAAGACATAATATCAATTGGTATAATCAACAAATCGCAAATGGCAACTTGTTATATGCGAATACAAAAAAAATAAACCGTCTAGTAACGGGTAGCAGGCAACAAATGGCCCAACCGATTACTAAACAGTTTATTCTTAACAATAGTATACCAAACGAAGACGATTTAGACAAGCTACGCAAACAATATAATTATCAATACTATCAAGCTGCATGGCATGGTTCACCACATGATTTTGATGAGTTTGATTTAGGTGCTATCGGTAGCGGTGAGGGCAACCAAGCACATGGTTGGGGCTTATATTTTGCAAAAGATAAAAAAGTATCCAAACTATATAAAGAGGTATTGAGTAAAGCACAAGGTTCTAACAAAAGCAGTTTATTTAAAGTAGAAATACCAAATGAAACAGAGTTATTACCAGAGCAATATCCTATTTCTGGATATAGTCGATATGTAAAAGATAGCTTGAAAAACGGATTACATAAAATGTCAGAAGAACAACTGGAACGTTTTACAAGTTTATTAATTAAATATCACAAAGGGTCTATTATTGGTGATGAATGGACAAATAAATACACACGCTTTATGGATGTAGGGTACATAATATCTGAACTACATAACAAAAATAAAACAATAAATGACATCAATAAAATTCAAAAAAGAAATATTGATAGATTTTTGAAGTCAGTAGGTATAGATGAAAATATTGATACCATAGCTGGTAATGAAGATTTATTGGAAGCTGTGTATAAAAAGTTTAGATATGATCTATATTTACAATACGAGAAAGAAAAACAGTTAGAACGAGAACGTGAAGAAAAAGCTATCTCGAATGTTAAGACTGATGTATATGGTGCATTAGAGAAAACAAATATTGATGGTAAACAGCTGTATTCATTCTTATCTCATGCACTTGGTAATGATGAACATTTTAATCTTCATAATGTGAAAAATGCTAAAAAGGCTAGTGAATTTTTAAATAGTATCGGTATAAAAGGCATATACTACGATGGCGAACAAGACGGACGATGTTATGTAGTATTCGATGACAAAGCAATACAAGTCATAGAAAAATACAATCAATCTATCAATGGCATGACAACTATCAAAAGTCCTACTGACCGCCTTATTCAAATCTTCAAAACGGCTGACCGTTCAACGTTCTTACATGAAATGGGACACGTATTCTTTGACGACATTAAAAACCTAGCTGAAATGGAGAACGCTCCAGAGCAACTTGTAACGGATTGGAACAAGTTGAAAGAGTGGAGCGGTTGGGTTGATGGTGAAAACGTAGACAATACCAAAGCACACGAGAAATTCGCAAGAGGTTGGGAAAGCTACTTGCGAAGTGGTGAAGCACCAACAAGTGCATTGCAAAGAGTATTCCGTCAATTCTCCAAATGGCTAACATACATTTATCGTAGCGTTCAACGATTAGGTGGTGAAGTACCATCTGACATTAAAGATGTTATGGCACGTATGATCGCAACCCAAGAGGATATTGAGGCATACGCAGAGCAACAACAACTTGAACAGTTTGAGAAAACTGAACTCTACAAGCAACTTTCCGAGCAAGACCAAGCACGTATGCAATCTTACATAGCAGATGTAAAAGAAAAAGCAAAAGAACGTGTGATGCGTAAGTTGATGAAAGAACTTGAAAACAGACCTATCAAGGAATGGGAAGAAGAAAAGGATGCTATCCAAATTGAAATCGAAAAACGATTGATTGAGCAATATCCTATCTATAAAGAGCATCAACGCTATAATGTGTTTGGTGAAAGTGCGTTGAAAGATACACAGTACAAATCTGTTGAAGAGTTAGAGAAAGCGGAAGTAGAACAAACTGGCGCTACATTTAACGATGCTATCAATCAAGAAATGGACAATGCGAAAGCAGAGTTTATGAGTGATAACAACGTAGGCAAAACTAATGAACAGATAGCAGAGGAAATCTTACTATCTACACAAGGTCAAATGAAACTCACAGAAGAAGAAAGTAAGATTATCCAACAATCTACTAATCGTGAGTTAGCGAAGAACTGGGAATTGCTAGAACGTATTCGTAAACTAGATACTAATGCAGAAACAATCGATACAGAATTAGACAAAATCGAAAAAGAGGTAAAACCTACTAAGTACGACGAGTTGAAATCTGATAAGAAAAAAGTAGATGCTGCTTTATCTGATACTACTAAGCAACTAGAAAAGGCAGAAGAACGTATCAAACGCTTACAAGCTATGTTGAATAATCGCATCAATAATGTACGTTCTATTCGTGGTGCTGGACTTGGTACAATTTCAGACTACATGGAGCGTGCAAGAAAAGAATTAGGTGCGTTACCTATCTCTAATGCGGTACAGTTTAAAACATATCAAAATAAAGCCGTTACTGCTGGTAAGAAAGCAGATAGAGCATTGGCGGTAGGTGATGTTGATAAGGCACTTGGCTTTAAGCGTGAACAGATGCTACAACAAGCAAGGGCAAGAGTAGCGTTTGAAAACTTTGAAAAGTCCAAGAAATTGCGATTGAAATTGAAACAACAATTACAACGCATGACTAGACCTAAGAACCCTATCGCTATTGAACCTAATATGCGTTATTTCTACAACCATATGGCATACCAAATGGGTTTAACTAAGTATGACGGATTACCACCTGTTGATGGGTTCGATATGAACACAGTACTAGCTGCATTAGATCCTGATGTTGGTATTCTAAATCAACAAAGCATGGTTCAGTTAGAACCTTGGATAGTTGAGATGTTTTACTCTAAAACACCTAAACCGTTCCATTCCATCACCATGAATGAATTAGAAACACTAGAAGAACTCATGACTGGAATGTACAAGAACGGTAGAAATGAGTATGAGGGTACAACAATTCTCAATGATAAAGGCGATAGCGTATCGTTTGAAAATGCAGTACAAGAAATCATTGGTGAGGCTACAGAAACATTTGGTAATGCAGATGGCGATGTATTCAACAAACTTAATAACCAAACTAAAATGGATGCGGTAAGTGGCAAGTTGTATGGTTTCCACTTAGCGTTACTTAAAGTTGAAACATTCCTACGTAGAATGGGTGGCGGTAAAAATGGGTTCGCAGTTAAATATATCTATGACCCAATCAGTAGAGCAACGCAAGCATTCAATGAACGTAAAGAAGTATCTATGCGTAGATTAGCCAAGGATGTAGGGATATATTCCAAGCGTGAATTATTTGATATGCGTAATGACCATCTATACACAGTTGGTGAACTGCACGGCTTAACAAAAGAGCAACTTATCATGATTGCCCTTAACTGGGGTACGGAAAGCAATAGACAACGTGTAATGGAAACCACAAAAGCAAATGAGGTTGAAATTGAACGTGCGTTCCAAGAACACATGACTGATAAGGACTGGGAGTTTGTTATTCGCACATGGGATCATATCAATTCATTCTTTGAAGAACGTAGTAAGGTTCAAGAAGAACTTTATGGTAACCCATTGAAGAAAGTAGAGGGTTTAACATTCACTATTGGCGGTAGAAACATTGAGGGGCAATATTTCCCTATCGTATATAACCCTAAGGTAAATGCATCTGTTAGTGATAACCAAGTTGAAGATATTGCAAAAACTATGGTAAGTAGTAATGCAGTATGGGGAACTGGTATGAGTGCAACCAAATCACGTTTAGATGTGGTTAAGGATAAATCATTGTTGCTTGATTTTGATGTTATTCCTAACGCAATCACAGAGGCTATTAATCACGTTACAATGCGTAAGGCGGTAACAGACGTTAATAAGCTAATCAGTAATAGAGAATTGCAAAACTACATTGTAGATAAGTTTGGTGCTGACACCTACCAATTCTTACGTACTTGGGTTCGTGATAACTGGCAAGATGAGGCGGCTAAAACAAACGATATTGATAGACTTATTCTTACATTGAAAAAGAATACATCAACCGCAGTAATGGCTGGTCGAGTATCAGTAGCATTACAAAATGCGTTGAACATTCCTGTTGCGTTCTATCGTATCGGTGTAGGTAATACCATTAGAGCTATCAATCATGCTGGTATTGGTTTTTACGGACACGGCACAACTACTTATAACAACACTAGAGATTTTGTGTTGGGTCAATCAATCTTCATGCGTGAACGTATACAAACTTTAGATAAAGATTTAAAACAAGGTTTATCTATTGCAGGTAAAGGCTTACGTTTGGGCGATACAAATGTTGGTGGTTATAAGGTAGAACAGTTAGCTGACATTCGAGATGATATAAATCAAATGGGGTTCAGATTACTTACGGAAACAGACTTTGCATTATCCATTCCTGTATGGAAATTTGCATATGACCAAAAGCAAGCTGAACTTTTTGGTAAAGAGGGAGTGAGTGCTGAATGGGTAGAGCAACAATCTATTGAAGCTGGCGATAGAGCAGTACGTGATATATTTGGTAGTGGTGATACAAAGGATGCTGCTGCTATTCAACGATCACGTTCTACATTTACTCAATTATTCGTTCCGTTCTATTCCTACGCTAATACGCTTTATAACATCATTACAGAGGGTAACTATGCACGTAAGGATAACGGCGATTATGCAAGGTTCGTTAAAATGCTATGGTGGACATTGATTTCACAAGCAATAGGCATGATGGCATATAAAGCTATGACGAATGGCGATGATGATAAGCTTGAAGATTTAGCTAAGTCATTTATCGAAGAATTAGTTTCACAAGGTACTATGGGTGTACCAATCATCCGTGATATGTCAAATATGGCTATGAAATACATTCTAGGTGAAAAGGTATTTAATAAAGGTAATAGCGTTATGGCATTAAGCATCGTTGAGAAATTCTACGATTTAGGTAACGCTATTATGAGTGATAAAAAAGATGGTATTGATGTAGGCAGAAGTTTCAGCCAGTTAGCTAACCGAGCAACTGGGTTTAGTGATACTGTAACTGACGGCTTATGGACATTAGCTAAATATACGTTCACCGATACCGATGCAGCCTTAGAAGATGTAATCATGGCTATTACATTTGACCGCAGACTTAAAACTAAAAAAGACAAAAAGAAACATTGATAAATAAGGACTATCCGTAATGGGTAGTCCTATTTATATACATTGAAAGGGGATGTTAAATTGACACCAGAAGTACTAAAACCATCTGTAGTGTATCAATGTGATGGGAGAAATAAGAAGTTTATTTTCCCATATGATTTCGTGCAAATCGAGGATATTAAACTAACTATCGTTGATGAAGATGGTACAGAGGCGGTACAAGTAGGCAATATCGATTATGACGAAAGCACCAAATCGGTAATTTACCCAGCTAATGGGGATGCACTAGCCGTAGGGCAAAAGGTTATCTTGGAACGTAAAACACCTATTTCACAAGATATGGACTTGCCTGATGAGTATCCGTTCGAGAATATCGAACACGCCACCGATAAGATCATACTCATTTTACAAGAAATGAAAGCGGAACTAGACCGCTCCTTAAAAATTCGAGTGGATAGCGACAAGAACGCTAATGAAGTTGCAAGGGATATTGTAGAGCGTTCCGTGAAAGCTGCTAATGATGCAATTAATGCAATGAATGTTATTTCTGAAAAGTCCGATAAGATTAATGCTAACGCAGACATCATTAACAAATTAGGTGAAGAAATAAAAACGATTGCAGCTACTGTTGATGATAAATTGGCAACCGCTAATACTGCACTTGATACATCCTCAACTAATGTTGCTACGGCAGAACGATTAGTGAAAGATGCAAAGGCTTATGCAGGTCAGACTACAGTTGATAAACGAGATATTAATAATCTTGTAGACCAAGCTAAGGCCTTAAAGAATGACATTGATAATAAACAAACATCAATCGCAAGTAATGCTATCAAAGCAACAGATGCTGCTAAACGTGCAGAAGTCGCAGCAAGTAAAGCAGAACAAATTGCATTGCCTAATGGCGGTGGTTTAATTACAAAAACAGAGGCAGATACAAAGTTTATTCCTAAAGATAGCTTGTATGGTATCGTTTCCGTAAAAGACTTTGGGGCGGTAGGCGATGGTGTAGTAGATGATACCGCAGCATTTAAACGTGCTAATGATAACTTGAAAAATAAAATCTTGTTGATACCTAATGGCATCTACAAAATCAATGAGCATCTATCGTTTAACACAGTCGATAGCGTAATGGATATGGGTACATATAGCAATATCAAGCCGTTCTATCCGACTGAAACACCAATGCTTAAAGGTGCAAATAATATTGCGTTTGTAAAAAACATCCAATACGGCGATGAGGTGAACCAATGCCAAGGGTTCACTTACAACGATAAGAAAAACGTATTCGTATTAGCTTGTATTAGCGGTGATGGTACTAACCAAGTATTATATGAACTCAATTCATCTACATTTGAAATTGTAGGCACGTACAAGTTTAATGACCCAGATAAAATGGGGCATTGTAACACAATGTGTTATAACAAAAACACTAACAAGATTTATCTTGCCAATGGCTTAAAAAATGGTAATAACTTAACAGTACTTAATGCAGATACAATGCAATATGAACGTACTATCACATTAAATGAACGTGTATTCAATATTGGCTATGACCCAATCACACGGACTTATGTAAGTATCGTACCTATTAGCGGTCAACAACGTTTGCGTGAAATCAACTTATACAATGATGATTTTGTGAAAATGAAATCATATCAAGTTGATTACCAATACGATGATTTCAATAACAATGGTGCTTTCATGTTAAATGGGTGTATCATGAGTGCAACTCTTGGTAGCTTGGTAGAATGTACACCATTTGGCACAGTCAAACAGATTATTGAAATCAATAGAACTACTGAAATCGAAGATATAGCTTACTACAACGGAAAATTCTATTTTGCAGTTTTAACAGAAAAACCGAACAAGCGGCACCAAGTTGATATTTATGTTGGTGATCCAAACAAAGACTATCAAAACTCTATCAATACCGCACGATTAGCAACGCTTGATTATCTCAAACTAACAGGCGGCACATTGAATGGCGCACTTAAAATGGCTAACAATACCTTGATTGAGGGGTATAAACCAGATGGTCATGGTGTTGGTATGGCTAAGGTATCTACTGCTGGTAATGTAGAACTTGGCGATAACTCCGTTAATACGTTTATTAAAGGTAAGGAATTTAAGCACTATGATGGTACAGATAGTTTCACAGTACTTACCACCAAACATTACGGAACGGCTATCTATAAGAAAAAGGATGTAGACGATAACTTTGTTAAGAAAACAGAAGTAGACCAATTAGGTTTTCCATATACAAAAATTGATGCGGCTACAGACTGGAACACACTCACAACACAAGGTGCAATCGAAATCAATTTTGATGGCGGTGCTAATAACCCTCCACGTTCGCACAAACAAGGTATGCTAATCGTAATGAATTTTGGCAAAGGTGCGATGATAGACCAAACATTCCATGCATTCAATGGCGAAACATATCATCGTATGTTCATGGCTAATCAATGGAAATCTTGGGGCAGGGTACAAACATCCTTGAATAGCCGATTGAAATTGTGGAGTGCTACTGGTGGAAATGAGGTGTATGTTGAATAATGCCTAATCTAAAAGTTAAGAAAGGGAATGATACCTTAACATTTGAACTAACTGATAACTTGCGTGATGTAGGCGATAATCGATTACCGATAGTAATTAATGGTAAAACATACTACGCACGATTGGGCGGTGATAAAACCGCCCTTGTTGTGCAACGTACATCAAACGGAAATAAGAGTTATGTCCAAACAAGTCCAATTTCCTTTAATAGATGGGAGTGGTCGAAGTACACAAATGATGTAAGGGGAACAGAAAAAATGTTTGTGTACTTACCTAAAGGGAAGTATAGAGCGACTGTACGTGCCATCTCCGAAGAGAGTAATGAATTTAATATAACTGCATCAAAAGACATTGAAGTCAATGTATCTATTGCTGCTAGTTATCCAACCAAAAAGGCTACATTCAATATTGACGGATGGAGAAAAGAAATATTGACGAGTGATAGAAAGTTGAATATCAAAATAGAACGAATTGGAGAGTAAGCATGATTGAAGTTGTACTATCACCTTTCATAGCAGAGGGGTTTAACGTAGTAGAGGCGGTGCGAATATCACTAGCTATATTTACGAGTGTTGTGTTGGTGTTTGTTGATACATTGTTGCGTGTCTTAGTTGAGGCACGCAATTATAATTTAGCCACGAATAGAGAAATCACAATCAAGAATACTATTCTAGCTATGGTATGGCGAGGTTGGGCGCCAGTCGAGATTAATGGAAAAACACATAGATTTCTAGTAAGTGGAAAGCTAAGGGCAGATATGACTAAGAAGTTAGTTAAATCTTATCCTTGGATTTTCTTGTTGTCATTTATCATGTTGATTTTGCCTGATGTAGATGTTCCTGTATTAGGCAGAATTGATGTATTTCTATCCACCTTGTTATATCTAGTACCTATCATGGTAGAGTTAGCAAGTATTGTAGAAAACATGATTGAACTTGAATTTGTGGAAAGTATATGGTTTCAACGTGCGATGAATTTGATTAAAGAGTTGATAGCGTTCGTTAAATCAATAAAGGATGCGATTAAATGAAGATTAATTATGAGGACACTATAACCTTAGTGGCACTAGCGGCTGCACTAATCATGACTATTTATCTTGAACAAAAGGACTTGGCAAGTGTAATAGTTGGTGTGCTTGGTGGTTATATCGGTGCTGCTAGTGGTTCTAAACGCTCCCCACATACAAATGGGGGCAGCAATGACAATGAAAAGGAGTGATTAGAATGGCTGAATTAGGACAGTTGAGTGCTGAATATGAAAGTAATGGTGATCCAGCGTGTGTATCTAGTGGCATCAATGATGCTGGCGGTATCTCTTACGGAACATATCAACTAGCAAGTAATTGTGGTAGTGTTGATGCGTTTCTTGGTTGGGGGTTAAAGCAAGATGGCTTTTACAAAGACTACGCAAGAGCCTTGATTGATAGCGGTGAAATCAATTCTGATGGCTTTATTGCTAAGTGGCAAGAATTAGGTACACTTGATGCGGTAGGTTTTGAACAGATGCAACATGACTATATTAAAAGTGCTTACTACGATGTAGCGTGTGAGTACCTAAGACAGAATATGTTTAATGTGGAAAAACATTCTAATGCATTAAAGGATGTAGTATGGAGTCGAGCGGTACAATATGGTACTGGTGAAATCGTCAATATGTTCAATGATGCGTTGAAGTTAATGGAAAAAGCATTAGATATTGAATTACCAAACCTATCCTATATCGATGATAAGCGGTTTGATTATGACCTTATAGCTGGTATCTATGATACGTGCATGAGTCTTGAATGGAATAGTAGCGTGTTACGTGAAAGTCTAAATAATCGATTTGCTGATGAAAAGTTTAAGGCTTTAAAAATGCTAATGGAAGAGGTAGAGGGGGCATAGATGAATGTTTTATTTGTCTAAGATACTAACTTATACCAAAACACACAAACGCACCTTACAGGTGATAATTCCGCTATTAGCGTTTGTATTCCTATGTGTAGGGTGCTATCATCTGTACAATAAAAGACAGATTGAAAAGGCTGTTGTAATTACTCAACAACAAGCTAAATCTCCAAAGGAACTATCAAAGGCAATTCATGTAACGGAACAGCAAGCACAAGAAGTTATTTCCATTAAGGAAAGAACTCAACCAGTAGCGACTTATTACACACAAGCACCTACAGTAGAAAAAGCTGCAGAAAAGGTTAAACAGGATATTGCACATAGCAACCCTAATTTACCTAAAGCAGCGACTGAAAAAACTGATAGAACGGCTGTAGTTGCTAATACAGAGGAACAAAAAGTTGATGTGTATAAAATAAATCTAAATAAAGAACATAAGATAAAAGCTGGTGTTACTGTGATTGATAAAAAGATGTATGAAACTATCGGTTATCAAGCTGGTAGAGTTGAAATGCTAGGGCATTTTGAGGGAACACAATTTAAAGGTGGTAGTGTACTTTATACAGTAAAGGCATGGTGATCTAATCTATCTCCGAGTTGCACGGTTTGCAACAGTCAACTGTTAGTTGACAGTTGAAAAGCATTACTTTATAACTGAAAGGAACAACACAATGGCACAAGTATTTACATTCGAGGGAAAAACACATCAATTCGCAGAAGATATTCAACCTAATCAAGATGGGTTATACATGGCAACATTAGTAGACCAAGACAACGTGCGTTGTGAAATGTGGTTTGTGAATGGTGAATTGCATAGATTAGTAGAACTTGATAAATAAACAAAAAGAGGGTAGCGTAATTGCTACCCTCTTTTTTATTGCCGTCAAAAATTCGTCAAAAACTGATTTTTAAATATGATGTTTTCCGTAGTTGGTTTTATTAAACCACAACATAAAACTTTGATTATTACAACGTATTTTGAAATTTGAAATATTTTAAACCGATATACTCTTTTATGAT